ATAAATTTGCTAAAAAAGATGAAAGTAAACAATTTCAATTATTGTTATATAAACAATTCTTTTCTGAACAATACAACATACCATTAGATAAAATAGAAATTGAATTTTTTATTGTAAAAAGGAAAGTATTAGATTGGGATGATGATAAAATTATGTCACCCCACCAAGCATATAGAGTACAAACTTTTACTCCCCCAAGTGGAAAAATAAAGTTAAATAGAGCAAAAACTGCTATTAATGATTTTATAAAAGAATGTTTTAATAGTAGTGGAAACATTAAAGAAAGAGAGTATATCAAATCCCCTTCAAAATGGAATTGTACTTTTTGTCCTTATAAAGAAGAACAAGAATTATGTGGAGAAGGGATAATCTATTGATATTTTGATATATGTATAATTAAATATAAATGTTATTAAATAATTAAGATTATGAATATTAAAAAACCAATGACACTTACAAGTGTAAAAGTTCAAGCTGGCTTATTCGAAAATTTTAAAATTGAATGTGTAAAGAGAAAATTCTCATTCCAAAAACTTGCTGACCGTAGTTTGTTTTTGTATCTTACAGACGAAAATTTTAGAAAACAAATAACTAACCAAACTAACATAGAACTTTAAACAAAAATTAATGAATAAAAGTTATAAGCATCTTCCTAAAGATAAAAGGAAGAAAATATTATTAATCACTGATGATATAAGAGTAACCTCAGGTGTAGCAACTGTAGGTAAAGAAATTGTATTAAAAACATGTCACCATTATAATTGGGTACAGTTAGCTGGAGCAGTTAAACATCCAGATAAAGGTAAAAGACTTGATCTAAGCAACGACTGTAATAAAGAAGCAAATATAAAAGATGCTTCATGTTTTTTATGGTGTGTTGATGGATATGGAAATGGTGATATTTTAAGACAAGTAATAGCACAAGAAAAACCAGATGCTATCTTGCTTATTACTGATCCTAGATACTTTACCTGGGTATTTCAAATGGAACATGAAATTAGAAAATCAATTCCAATTACTTATTTAAATATTTGGGATGACTATCCAGCTCCAATGTACAATAAACCATTCTATGAATCTTGTGATTTATTAATGGGTATTTCAAAACAAACTGTTAACATAAATAAATTAGTAGTTGGAGAAGATAAAAAGAAAATATTTAAATATGTTCCTCACGGATTAAATCATGATCATTTCTTTCCAGTTGATAAAAAAGATCAAAAATATTTAGATTTTAGAAAAAAAGTATTAGGTAAAGATGATGAAAAAACTAAATTTATAGCTTTCTTTAATTCAAGGAATATAAGAAGAAAACAAATTCCTGATACTATGTTAGCATTTAGGACCTTTTTAGATTCGTTACCACCAGAAGAAGCAGAAAGTTGTAGATTAATTCTTCATACTGAGGTTTCATCAAATCATGGTACAAATTTAGCTAAGGTTAATGAATATTTATTTGGTGAAAAGTATCCAAATCATGTAATATTTTCAACGGCAAAATTAAATAGAAATGAATTAAATTATCTATATAATTTAGCAGATGTCCAAATGTTATTAACTTCTAATGAAGGTTGGGGATTAACAATTACTGAAGCTATTTTATCAGGTACTTGTATTATAGCTAATACTACAGGTGGAATGCAAGATCAAATGAGATTTGTAGATAAAAATGGTAAATGGTTTACACCATGTCCTGATGTACCTTCTAACCATAGAGGTACTTATAAAGAACATGGAGAATGGGCATTCCCAGTTTATCCATCTTCGAGATCAATACAAGGATCTCCTCCTACACCTTATATTTTTGATGATAGATGTAGATGGGAAGATGCAGTTGATAGATTAACAGAAATTTATAATTTATCTCCTGAAGAAAGAGATAGAAGAGGAAAAGCAGGTAGAGATTGGGCAATTGGTGATGAAGCTGGATTTACAGCAGATCATCAAGGATATAGAGTAATGGAAGCATTTGAAGAATTATTTAACAAATGGCAACCAAAACCTAAAATGATTATTACTAATCTAACTGAATATAGAGGAAAATTTTTAAACCATAAATTAATATACTAATGAGTAAACCTACATTTTATATAAGTTCTCCTTTTGATACCTATAGTGGTTATGGAGCACGAGCAAGAGATATTGTTAAAGCTATTATTAAGTTAGACAAATATGATGTAAAATTATTACCACAAAAGTGGGGTGATACAACTTGGGGATTTTGTGCAAAACACCCTGAATGGAAATTTTTATGGGATCATGCAGTTCAATCGATACCTCAAGGTATTCAACCTGATGTTTGGATGCAAATTACTATACCTAATGAATTTCAACCAGTTGGAAAATTCAATATCGGATGTACAGCCGGAATTGAAAGTACAGGTTGCCAAGGTGAATGGGTACAAGGGTTAAATAGAATGAATATGAACTTTGTATCTTCTAAACATAGTAAAAATGTATTTGAAAATTTATCATTTGACCAATTAGATCAAAATAATAAACCAACAGGAGAAAAAATACGTAATCAAAAACCAATTCATGTTGTATTTGAGGGAGCAGATTTAGATATTTACAAACATTTACCTACAAAAGATAATAAATTAGATTTAAATGAAATTGAAGAATCATTTTGCTTTTTATTTGTTGGGATGTGGATGGAAGGAGCACTTGGTCATGATAGAAAAAATGTTGGGTTAATGATTAAAAATTTCCTTGAAACATTTAAAAATAAAAAAGGTGCTAAACCTGCTTTAATATTAAAAGCTTCAACTGGAGTAGATAATCATATGAGTAGAGATGCTATATTAGATAAAGTTAATGGAATTAGACAATCAGTAGGAGGTGAAGATTTACCTAATGTTTATTTATTACAAGGGGATTTTACAAATTCTGAAATGAATGAATTATATAATCACCCAAAAATAAAAGCTATGGTTTCACATACTAAAGGTGAAGGATATGGAAGACCATTAATGGAATTTTGTTTATCTAAAAAACCAATAATAGCATCAGGTTGGTCAGGTCAATTAGATTTTTTAAATCCAGCATATGCTTACTTATTACCTGGTAAATTAGAACACATACATGATTCAGCAGCAAATAAATGGTTATTAAAACAATTCCAATGGTTTAGTGTTGATCAAACACATGCTACAAAAGCATTTAAAAATGTTTATACAAATTATAAAAAATATATTGTGCCTTCAAAACAACAAGGGCATTATATTAAAACTAATTTTAGTTGGGAGAAAATGAAAGAATTAGTGGGTAAAATATTAGACGCTAATATTCCTGAATTTCCAAAACAAGTAGATTTAAAAATCCCTACTTTAAACCCAAAAACAAAAGTTGAATTACCTAAATTAAATTAATTATGCAATACGATGAAATAATAAATTGTCCTAAGTCAGGAGGTGACTTATGTTACAAAGTTGAAATAAATAAAGATATAACTAACTATTTAAGTTTATCTTGTGGGTTTTGGACAAATTCACTAATGAAAGAAGGTTCTGAGTTTTATAATGAACAGTTAATTACATTACCTGAACTTTATAAAGATATTGCTTGGAAAGATCCAGAAACAGATTTAATTTGGATCCCAAATACTATTAATATACCTTCTTCTGGTATGGTATTTGCTAATGGTGCAGATGAACAATCTTGGACGTGGGCTGGTGTTAAAGCTATACCTCTTAAAGAGGGAGAAGAAGGAAAAGTAGAAGGACAAACACATAAAATGGATATGTCTTCATTAAAATCATTTCCAGAACGTGAGTACATGGATGCTCTTTCGTATATTGGAGTATTACCTGAGTAAAATATGAAAATAAGTTATGCAATTACAGTTTGTAATGAATTAGATGAGATAACTCGTTTATTAAACTTACTTATAAATAAAAAACGTAAGCAAGATGAAATAGTTATTTTATTTGATAAAAAGAATGGTTCACCTGAAGTATGGGATAGATTATCTGAATTAAATGGAGACAATTGTTGTACTTATCATGCTAAAACTTTCAAAAAACATTTTGCTGATTGGAAAAATACACTAAGAGATTTATGTACAGGTGATTATATTTTTCAAATTGATGCGGATGAAATACCTCATACTATATTACTTGAAGCATTACCTGAAATATTAGAAAATAATCCTGATAATGAAGTATATTTAGTACCGCGTGTTAATACTGTTAAAGGTATAAAAACTGAGCATGTTAAAAAGTGGGGTTGGAGATTATCAAATGAAGGGTGGGTTAATTGGCCTGATTATCAATGGAGAATTTGGAAAAATAAACCTGAAATTAAGTGGGTAAATAAAGTACATGAAAAGTTAGATGGATTTTTAACTTATGCACCTTTACCTAAAGCAGAACAATATGCTTTATATCATCCTAAAACAATAGAAAAACAAGAAAAACAAAATAAATTTTATGAAACCATCTGAAAAAATACCTTTATTTAAAGTTTTTATGGCTGATACAGCAGCTCCTGAAGTATCAAAAGTACTTAATAGTGGATTTATAGGTCAAGGACCTAAAGTAGATCAATTTGAACATCAATTACAAAATTATTTCGGTCATAAACATATACAAACATTAAATGCTGGTACATCAGCTTTACATATGGCTCTTCATTTATTAAAAAAACCTAAACCACATTGGAATGAAGATGTATTTCAAGGTGTAGCTTGGGTATCTCATAATTGGCCAGGATTAGAAGATGGTGATGAAGTTTTATGTACTGCAATGACTTGTACAGCTTCAAATTGGCCTGTTTTAGCTAATAATCTTAAAATTAAATGGGTAGATATAGATCCAAAAACATTAAATATGGATCTTGATGATTTAAAAAGAAAAATTACTAAAAAAACAAAAGTTATAATGGGTGTTCATTGGGGAGGTTACCCATTAGATTTAGACAAATTAAGAAAAATTAGAACAAGTTTTAGAAGTGAATTTGGTTGGGCACCAGCAGTAATTGAAGATGGAGCTCATTCCTTTGGTTCTAAATATAAAGGTGAATTTATTGGTACTAGTGATAATTTAACAATGTTTTCTCTACAAGCAATAAAACATATTACTTCTATTGATGGTGGTTTACTATTTAGTCCTCATCAAGAATTACATGATAGGGGTAAATTAATTAGATGGTATGGTATTGATAGAGATAGTGATAGAAAAGACTTTAGATGTGAAGCTGATATTGAAGAATGGGGTTATAAATTTCATATGAATGATGTTTGTGCCACAGTTGGAATGGAAAATTTTAAACATTTAGATGATATAATTTCCAAACATAAAGAAAATGCTGCTTATTATGATTCAGAATTAGAAAATATAGATGGAGTTACATTATTAGAAAGAAAAAAAGGATTTGATTCAGCATTTTGGATTTATACTATGTTAGTAGATGATAGAGATGGATTTTATAAGTACATGGATGAATGTAATATAGCTGTATCTCAGGTACATGAAAGAAATGATAAACATACCTGTGTAGAAGAATTCAAAACAGAATTACCTAACCTAGACAAAACAATAGGAAAAGTAGTAAATATCCCAGTTGGATGGTGGGTAACACAAGAACAAAGAGAATATATAGTTGACTGCATTAGAAAAGGGTGGTAATTATGAAGAAATTTGATTATATAGTAAACTTCTGGTTTGGACCTAGATCTACCAAAAAAAGATTTAAATACGATCCTAAGACTAAAAAAACAAAGAACCCATCTCAAACTTATGGTTCATGGTATCAACAAGTTGTTCATTATTATTTAGTAAACGCTCATTGTAAATTTCTTAAAAAAAATAATATAAGTAATTTAAATAAGATTTATTTTGTTATTAATGAATGGGAAGAACAAGATAATAAAGAAGTATATGCTGAAGTATTAGAAGTAGTTAAATGGTATGGGTTAGAAGATAAAATTAAAATAATATTTCATGATAATACTAACCATTCTTATGGTGCCTGGAATAAAGCAATAAAACAGTTAATTAAAGATAAAAGTAAATCTGATTATGTGTTTTTATGTGAAGATGATTACATTCCAGTAGATGAAAAATTTTATGAACCATTTTTTAATAAGTTTGTTGATAATGTTGGTTATGTAGCCCAACATATAGATAGTGTAAAATATCATAAAGCTGTAGATAAAAAAGATGTGGGTAAAATTAATACACACCATTCAAGAAAACATGCAGCAGTAAGCAATGGTTTTTTATCTTTAAATGTAGCTAAAACATTATATAAAAATCATAATAATATATTTAATTTTAATTTAATAGAATTAGAAAAAGCTAATCTATCATTAAGGGCTAAAGAACAAATAATATTTACAGATAATATTACAAATGCCGGACATACATTAGAAAGTATTAGTGATATATGTTATGTTCCTTTTGATATTCAAAATAATAATAAAATAAAAGACTTTGGTGATAAAGCAAATTATTGTCCAATAAAACCATATGAATATGGTTCAATAAGAACAGTTATGGCTAATGGGCAAGTATTAGCAAAAAATGATAAGGAAATTACTTTAAGAGATATGACCGAAGCAGATTTAAAATGGTTTCTAGAAGTAAGAAATGATGACTCAACAAGAAATTTTTTAGAAGATAATAATGTATTTGGTTTAGATGAAGCTCAAAAATGGTTTAAGAATTTAGATAAAAAACTGTGGCCATATCAAATTATATCACGAGTACAAAGACAATATGTAGCTAACGAAGGAAATTATTTACGTCATATGTCTGAGTATTTTGAAATTGAACTTCCTATTGGTTATACTAGAAGATATATGACTAAAATTGATGGAAAAGAAATTATTGAATTAGGGTGTGATATACATCCTAGGCATAGAAAACAGGGTTATGCTAAAAAAGCTTATGTTAATATGTTATCAAACCTAGAATCTGCCTCTTTATGGGTTTTTGGAGATAATTTTGCTCGTAACCTATATTTTGAATTAGGTTTTAGAGATAATGGAGTAACTCAAATTAATAGAGGCAGAAAAGAATATCAAATGGTATGGAAAAGAAA